TCTGGTATTAAAAAAGCATAGGCATCTTGAATTTGTTTTATTCTAGCTGGATCACCATTGGCGTTTGCTAGTGCAGTATTTAAAGATGATCTCATCTCAGCTGGTTTTGCTGGATTTCCTGTCAAAGGATCTGTTAATGATCCACCTCTGTCAGCCATACCAATGTCTGGATCTTCAGGTTGTTTCATAAAAAAAGGTAATGCAGCAGCACCTAAAATCCCTAGTTTACCTAAACTAAGATTACCTAATGTAAAAGCACCTGTACCACCTTTTAATAATGCTTTTTGTCCAATATTTTTCATAAAACCTCCCATAGCATTACTTCCGAAACCACCCGCAGTAAAACCACCACCTAAAGCATAGCCACCTAAACCTATTACAGCAGCTTTACCTATTGGACTTTTTAAAACTTTTCCTGCTGCATCAGCTACACCACCGACTACACCCTTAATAGCTTTACCTATACCACCTAAAAAATATCCTTGTCTTGGTACAGCATTCATGATGCCACCACCTGCTCTACTAATTCTACCACCGTTAGCTACGTATCCTCTAAGAACATCGGCACCAACTTTTTGTCCACCCAAACCTAAATGGTAAGCAAATTCTTTATCGTCTACAACCTCTTCATCTGCTCCAGTGTTATAGTTTATTGGTAGGTAAGGTTGGTTGTTATCATCACTAGGTTGACCATCTCCGTACATAAGTTTATATCTATTGGGTTCAAATTCTTCCATCATTTGTTTTCCTGTAGAAAAATTTATGTCAAAATCTCTAGCTCTGGTGTAACTATTTTTCTTTCCAGAAAATATATCCATTAACTCTTCTCTAGTTGTAGGAGCAGCTGTTAATTTTCCAAACATATTTGCAACAGCAGCTGCACCTTTTCCATACATTCCTCCTGAAACTTTACTTATATCTATTTCACTAAAAGATTGTGGGGGTGCTCTTTTACCAGATAAAACATCATCTATAAATTTTTGGCTATATTTACCAGTCCCTGTAAAATTATTTTTTATTGTAGGTGTTCCAAATTCTGTTATGCTTGGTGCATAATTATTTATAAAGTCAGCATACGTTTCATTTGTATCTCCATAGAAACCATCAAAATTTTCTAAACCCGCTAACTTAGCATTTAATTCGTCTATTTTAGATCTTTGATATCTTGCTAATTGTTTTTTTTTATAATTTCTATTGTATTGATTAAGTTTGTTTTTACCATAATCAAATACATTAACAGCTTTACCATAATTAGATTTTTCTAAATTTGATTTTGCAATTTGATCTGTTCTTTCTTTTTCTCTAGCTTCTTTAGCAGCTTTTATACCAGCAGCTATAGCTGCTGCATTATTAGCATTTTGAGTTGATTTAACATAACTACTATCCGAGCCGCCACCGCTGTAAGTTCCTCCGTAACCTCCACTATCATCTCTACCTTGATAAGTTCCTCTTTCTTTTCCTGAACCTGGAGATGTTTCTGCATAACTTCCACCAACGTATGCTTTACGACCATCTTTACCCATGATCCCACCAAACGCTGCTTGTTGTCTTATAATTTTTTTAGTGCTAGTTATCCCAGCCATGACTACATCCCTCTGTTATAGAGACCCATCAAACCACCGTTGGCTGCCATTGCAACTTTTTCTCTGACATCTACATCGGCTATTCCGCCACCAGGCATCTGCTCTGCCATGTTAACGTTTTCACTCATCATCATTTCTGGACTCTGAGATTTAATTCCTGATTGATCTTGTTGCAACTGTTGTAAAATTTGTTTCCAAATACCACTTTCAAAAAAAGCTTCAAAACTAGGAAACTGAACTTTTTGTTCTGGTTCCATTTGTGACCATATTTCTGCAGCAACTTGTTTGCCTTGCATATCTTCTTGACCACCCATTCTAATATCACCACCACTATACTTAATGTCTGGTGCTCCTGCTTCTATTGATTCGTTCATTGAAATTTTTTCTTCCATAGTATCTCCTTTTACTTTGTTTTGGCAAACAAATCAAGAGCCGGCATGATAACTGTTACGTCTCTCTGCACATCCTCTTCAGGTATATTTGCAGCTTTTAAAGCCTCTTCAGTCTCATAAACCACACCTGTTTTTTTGTTTTTAATTATAGTTATAATTTTTTCTGGTGTCAATGTTGGTATATCTGTCATTATGTTACTATCTCCTTTTTAATATTTAAATAGCTAACAGCTACGTCAAACGAGTCTGATGTGCTTGACTGCACTGTAAAGGTTTTTCCACCTTCTACTATTAGCGGTTGGGTTAATAATTCTTTTGTTTGATTAGCTGTCAATGCCACTGATTTAATAGCTGTAATACTATTATTTAAAACAGTTACACTAGGTGTACCCGCTGATGTAACAAGAATAGATTTTATAACATAGGTTTCACTAACTAAAGGATTGCCAGATCCTAATGGTGTTAGTGCACTACCACTTGTATTATTATCTATACCTACAAATTTATATTGGTTTACTACTGCCATTAATCTAAAAAGAAACTTCTAGCTTCTATCTCCTGTTTTAATTCTTCTTGAAAAGTTGTGTTTAATTTCTCAAGAACCGCATCTAAATCTCTAACTAAAGACTGTGCTACGTCTTCTTGATATTCATTACTCGCTCTGGTTAATGTTTGTACAATTTTAGCCATTATCGTCTTCCTCCAGCATGTATATCTAATCTAAAAGTCCCTAGTTTCCAACTGGTATTTACTGCTGTGTTAGATATTGTTAAAGCAATAGCTCTACCTCTAGCACGAGTGTCTACTTTTGTAGTAGTAGGTGTCAATGTAAATGGACCTAATGGTGAGCTAGCAGCTGCATCGTTAGGATAATCTCTAACATCTAATTGAGCTACAATGTTATTTTGTTGAGATATAAAGTCAGGAATAATTCTACTGATTCTCATAATGTTTTCACCATCACCTCTAAGATCAGCCATATTTGTTGCAGCCCCTCTAACAACTTTTTGTGTAATATCATAATCACCAGAAGTAATATTAGCAGGAATAGCTACGGCTGAAGCTCCAGCTAACTGTTGATTAACACCTGTTTCATGTTCATAATAAATTGTAGTACCGTCTGTGTTACCTGTAACATCAAAAGAAGTATCTACACCAGCATTGTAGTGTGTAGCATGTGGTAAACCAAATACAGCTGAATCTTCCCAAGTAGTTCTAGGAAACAATGAGCTTGCATTAGTAAACCATATAGGTCGTTTAGCTGTTGAGTCTAGATAACTATATGTAACTGCTCTAGTATTAACATTAGATGTAGACGTTGGATAGAACCAAGTAATTTCACCAAACAAGTTATTGATACCACAATATATTAATTGATTAGATGTAGTGTTAAGATCATCATAAACAAAATCTTCTACCAAACAGTCCATTGATTCTAATTTACCAGTAAATCTAAAGAAACCATTATCAGACATCCAGTATGCAGCACCATCAACTTCCACAGCTGCATTCATACCAATCAATCCACAGTTAGTACCAACCTGTTCAAAAGCAAATGTAAATGGTTGACCAACAAAACGCATAGTAAATAAAGATGTATCTGTCCAAATGTATATAGCATTCCTACCAAGTTTAGCACCCATGATCCGTGATCCAGCGGCCAGTCTTTGTGTACCAGCGGTATTCTCAGCTGTAGGTGTGTAGTCGTTAATATTTTCTTGAGAAGAAAATCTAATAAACATATCATCTTGTGTAGTTTTATCACCAATAGTTGTCTCTGTTCCAAAAAATACTAAGTGACGATCGGGAGTAGACACTAACATATCACGTGATGCTGTTGGTGCACCTGTAATAATTGTAGCTCTTGTTGATGTAGCATTTGTTGCATCACCATCCCATTGAAAACATTCTCCGTTATGTATCAATGCAATTAATGTACTACCTAAATTGTCCAAAGACCATAGACCAGGATCAGTTACTGAGTCAGTGTTAGCTGCAGCTGACCCCCATCCAGTCCAACTAGATGTGTTAGTAACTGTTACGCCGTTACTGTGTGTTGTTGCAGTTGTTCCTCTAGCCGCTCTTCCTATTCCTGTTAATTTATTTCCAGTAATTCCTGTGTAAGAAATTTCTTCTGTACCTATTTGAACATAGTTTGTACCCGATGATGGAAAACCTGTTGTACTAACTAATGTAATTTCTGTTGAAGAACTATTGTTTCCTCCAGTAGTTCCTGTTATTGCTCCATCTAAAGTTGTTGCTACCGAACCCAATACGCTACCACCCCATAGTGATATACCAAAACCAAAAGCTCCAAGTTGTTCTGCTGGTCCTACGTGAAAATATTGAAAATAAGTTATGCCACCAGAAGTAGTTGCACCACTTCCTGATTCGTTACTTGGCATTGTAATAGTAAGAGTTGTTGCACTAGGTGCGCTAGTTACCATAAATTTTTTATTACAGAAATCTGCAGCAACATAATTAGAATTAGTGATTGAACCAAAAGTAGGTGTGTCACCAAATAAAATAATATCTCCAGCTACAAAATTATGTGAACCAGAAAATGTAAGTGTTACAGTCGGTGATCCGTTAGTCGTGCTAAATGCACTAGTGATTGCTGTACCTGATGGATTTGTTAATGGGTGGATGTCATAAAATACACCACCAGAATACACATATAAAATTCTATTAGTACCAATAGCTGCAAATTTTGTAGAAGCTTTGTTAACAAAATGATGTAAACCTCTAGCAGCACCTGTTAGTTTTGACTCACCTAACTGTTGCCAACCACCTATTTTTTCTGGAGTACCATATCTAAATCTAACATTTTCACCATCAATCCATTGTGACTCAGCACCTGTAGATGTAACTTGTTTATTAAACCCTGGTAGGAATCCTAATTTTTGTAACATATAACCTCATTATAATACTATTTTACACCTGATGGTAGACCTAGCTTTGCTCTTCCATCAAATCTATTTTTGTCAGCAAATGGGCCATTTACATGATTATAATGTAGAAATACTTGACCGCATATGTTCCCGTCAAAAGGCTCTCGCCAATGTTCAAGTTCACATCCACTATATACTAG